AATCCACCGAACAGACGGTTTTTCTGAAAAGCCGTCCTTATTGCTAACCAGGCAATATGCAGAAGAATTTCCTGATTCGCAAATTCTTTATTTCCATAGCAAGGGCATTTCTCATCCCACAAAGAATCAAGACGACTGGCGTATGATGATGCAACATTTCATCATTATGAAGTGGCGAGAGGCAATAGCACTGCTTGATACCCATGACGTGGTGGGAGTGAACTGGAGAACATTTCCAGTGCCTCATTCATCTGGTAATTATTGGTGGGCCAATGCTTCATTCCTGCGTCAATTGGACCCTGCATTCTTGAACGATCATGATCGCATGAGCCAAGAATTCTGGATTGGTTCAATACCAGGCACAGTTGCCAATATGCATGAAACGAATTTAGACCATTACAATCAAGCCTGCCCCTCCTCCAGTTACTGTCCTTCTTATTTCAAGCCATGAATCTCCGAGAAATTATTGCCCACTACGACATCAATGGTCACGAGAAAGATGGCGGTACGGACAAGGACACCTTCCATTCGTACATTGAAATGTATGAGCAATTTCTTTCGCTATTGATTGACAAGCCTGCAACCATTGCAGAAGTTGGCATTCAATATGGTGGTTCGATGCTGCTATGGCAGGACTACTTGCCCAAGGCAAACTTTATCTATTTAGACAATGTTGACGCCATCCACCCCAAGATTCGCGAGCATCTTGACTTAAAGCGTGCCAAGCTTTTGTTTGAAGACGCCTATACGGAAGAAGCTGCTGCAAAGGTGAAAAAGTTAGCGCGTAAAGGTATCAATTTCATTATTGATGACGGCCCTCATACACTGGAAAGCCAATGCAAGTTTCTCTCCCTCTATCTTCCATTGCTCGCCGAAGGTGGCATGGCAGTGATTGAAGATGTGCAGAGCCCCGATTGGTTTAACACCTTGAAACAGCACGTACCAGAGGAATTCACCTTTGAAGAGATTGACCTGCGTGGCATCAAGGGGCGTTATGATGATTTGGTATTTGCAGTGACCAAATAACAGTCGTTGCTACCCAAGAGCCGACAATGGAAGATCGTAATGACGCGGCAAAGCCTAAAACAAAAAAAGAGAAGCAAGCGAAAATTGCTCGTACGATGAGAGAGTTCAAAGAAGGAACCCTCAAGAGTAGCAGCGGAGAAAAAATTACTAACTACCGTCGTGCCGTTGCCATTGCTCTTAGCCAAGCGGGCATGAGTCTCCCTAAAAAGGACGCAAGCGAGGAGTATATGAAGGCGTTCATCCGCCAAGTGTTGCAGGAAGAAGAGGAGATGGAAGAAGAGGAGGAGGAGGCTGATAGAGGGGACTCCGAATCATTTTCCCCGCCATCGTCTGTACGGGCAGCAGCGCGTCGCGGCTTAGAACTACGCAAGAAGCATGGCAAAGGCGGCTTAACGACGCAGGAAGCTGGTAAACAGGGCATTGGGAGCGGAGTGGCCAGAGCTACAAGTCTGGCCAACGGGGAAGCAGTGAGTTTTGAAACCATCAAGAGAATGTCCGCGTTTTTCTCTCGGCACGAAAAGAATAAAAGCGGGCCAGAGGGAGATGCTGGTCGAACGGCCTGGTTGCTCTGGGGCGGAGACGCGGGTAGGTCATGGGCTTCCCGCATCATTAAGATGGTTGAAAGTCGCCAATCCAAACAATGAGCGAATACGTACGGGTGATTGAGGAAGAAGAAGAAGGCATTGGCGTGATGAAAGCGCTGGCCATTCTTTCTGCTAACGAGCATCGCGAAACTTCACAGTGGCGCTTAGTTGAAGAGCAACACTTCAAAAATGGTCGCCTTGATGAGACACATATCTTTGTCGTGAGCTACTACGACAAGCCTCATGACTATTTTGAACCTACCAAGTTTCTAACTTTTGAAATTGAAGCAATAGCAAAATCGTACATAATGGAGAACCTGGAGGACCAGCTCGCTGAAATCCGTGGCGAATGTGACGATGATGACGACGACTAATTATCTACTACGGAAACCACAAACATAGGATAACCGAGGAGGTACAAAATAGAAAGCTGAAAAATAGAGCTAAGAATACAATACGATGGGCAGCCATGTTTTTGTGACTTAGTTATTGGTGGCTTTAATGATATAACTGGGCACTCCCAGTAGCCATAAAATTGAAGCCTCGTACAATCCGCTGATCACTCTAATTTGTGCGCAGTCTGGAGACAAGATTCCTCTTTCCATCCTTGAGTAAGTGCTCTGACTTACATGTATATACTTTGCGACATCATTTTGGGAGAGACCGCTGTTGATCCTTAGTTGCTTGATTCTGTCCGCAATCAAGAGACGAGCTTCGTGACTGGATAGCTTGAGAGAGTTTACATTATCAACGTACGTCACAGGGACTGTCGCTCCGCTTTCCAGCCGCGATGTGTTTTTCTTTGTCCAATTGCGACTTGTCTAATCCGCTCTTGGTTTAGCCCGTTCTCGATACAAAACAAACGCAAGCTTTCAACTCGAACGATTTCTCCGTTCGGAGAAGTTAATGTGTATAAATATTTTTTATTTTTTTTGCAGCCTTCAAGGTGACGCTTTTGCCAGTGCTCGTCTAAAGACATTTCTTTTATTTTTGCTATTCGCTCACTCTTGAAGTCTTCATTATCCCATCGCTGCTTAGCCATTAGTGACATTCTTTCTCTGTATTCTGGAGACCGCTGCGCGAGAAGATGAGCCTGCCTCCAAGTTTCGGAATCTGAACGCTTCCGAAGCGCTATTAACCTTTTTTGGCGTTGTTCAGGGTCTTGCCAGGCAGCTCGTGTCACGTCGCTCATTGCTTGACGCTGCTCCTTTGTTCTAGGTGTTGAGCATCCGCCTGTATAGAAAAAACCCGTTGAAGTTTGTCTGGATTGATTAGCGAAATGGGGATTGCTGTCAACAGTAAAAAAAGTGTGCAAGCTAATTTCGCATTGAACAGCCTCTTCCATGGAGTCAAATTCAGCTAGGACAATTTTTTCAGTTGGAGTAAATGTTTTATCGCGGAAGCTTCCCATGTACGGATCAATATTTGGAGGCACCTTTGATGATCGACGCCCGATATAACCTCGACCCCATTGTTCGTACGAGTAATAAACATAGTGCCACTGGCCCGCCATCTCAGTCTGAACTGCATAAGAATCAAGACCTAGCTTAGCATGTCCGTTACATTTAGTATATGGATTCACTCAATTGTTTCCGTTACGACGTATCAGCCATCCAGAACTATGAGTTCACGGATGAGGGGTATTTGCGCGTAAAAGCGCGAATTGCTCGCACTGGCATTCAGTCGTACACGGATGCAAGTGGTGGCATCCGCTTGGAGTACAGACCAGAAGAAGAAGTGGCTGCTGACGCAGCCTTGGATAGCTTCAGGGAAAAATGCGTCACAAAAGAGCACCCCCCAGTACTCTTGGACGCATCTAATACAAAAGACTATGCAGTGGGTTTTACCAGTGCAGATGTTTCGTATTCCGAAGGCTTTGTTGAATCCACTCTGACGGTAACCGACAAAGAAACCATTGACGAAATCATGCGCGGAAACGTGCGCGAAGTGTCATGTGGTTACAAAGTTGATTACTCGCCAGAACCAGGAATCACTTCTGATGGCCAACATTACGATGGCATTCAGAAAAATATTCGTGGAAATCACGTGGCAATTGTCAACAGGGCTAGAGGTGGGGCACAAGTTCGCCTCATGCTTGATTCAGCGGATGCCGCTGTTAACGATTTAATCAACCACTCAACAGGAGTCATTATGGCCGCAAACATTGCGTTCGATGGCGTTTCCTTTGAGGCTGATCCAGCCCTGGCTGCTGCGATCTCTGCCGAGCGCGATGACGCGAAAGGCAGCTACGCCGATATGAAGCGCAAGTATGAAGATGCTATGGCTGAAGCTTCCAAAATGAAGGAAGAAATGGACGCCATGCAAAAAGAAATGAAAGGTAAGTGCGACTCTGCCGAAGGGCGGGCCGATGCCCTTGCCGAAGAAGTGGAAAGCCTCAAGACTGACCTTGATGCTGCCAAGCAAGTGAATGTTGACAGCCTTGTTGAAGAGCGCATTGCGCTAATCGACAAAGCTCGTACTTCCCTTGACTCCGCTTTTGACTTCGCTGGCAAGTCTGCCCGTGAAATCATGGAAGCTTCCATCAAGGCTGTTCGTGGTGATGCTGATCTGTCGGAACGCTCCGACGATTATGTGACTGCGATGTTCGACACCTTGGCCGAATCTGCTCCTCGTGGCGATTCTGCTACTACGGAAGCACTGCGCAAAGCCGTTGCTTCCATTGCTTCCCCAATGTCTGCTCCTTCGTCCTATATGGACAAGCTGCAGAATGCTTGGAAATCCCCTCTCTCCGTCTCTAAGGAGCGCTGACCCATGGCCGTAACTTTTACCACGTCAGGGACCGCTTCCGCTGGTGGTGTGCAACAGAGCTATGCTCTCGTTCACGCTGCGCTTCTGGAAGGCCAACTCTCTGATATTCGCGACAACACCATTGGCACCTATATCAACGAAACTGCAGTTGTCCTGCCTTTCGGAGACTTGCAGGTTTATAACCTTGCAGGCACTGTTGCCAACTCTGCTACCACCATCTCTGGCGCCAGTGGCACTGTCCTAGGTGTAAACGTACTCACCTACGTTGACGAGACTGCGCTTAATAGCGATCTTCGCCCTGGCGTAAAGATTGATCAAGTGCTGAACGTTGCCAACGAAGGCGCAGTGGCCGTCTATGTGACTGGTGCTGTCAACCCTTCTTCCATCGTTCGCGTGCTGCATACAGCAAGCGGCACTGGCAAGGCTGGTCAATTCAGCCATGCTTTTGCTTCTGGCAGAACCGTTCGCCTTTCCAACGCTCGTTTCCTTTCTTCTACCACTGGTAGCGGACTCGCGATCCTGGAACTGAATGGTCCAAGCTTCACTCTCTCCGCTGATTCTTGATAGGAGGCCCTACTAATGTCTGATTTTCGCATGGACGAAGCGGGCCTGTTTCTTGAGCGTCAGCTTGAGTACATCCGCCCTCAAGTATTTGAAACGGTTTATGCCGACATCAAATACCCCACTCTGCTGCCTGTAACTAGCGAAGCTGGCCCTGGCGCACAAACCTTCACTTTCCGCATCATGGACTCCACTGGAGAGTTCAAGCTGATTGCGGACGCTGCTGATGATCTGCCCCGTGCCGATATCAGCCAAGTGGAGAAGAGCATCAACATCCGTTCGTTCGGCGGTAGCTTCGGCTACACCGTGCAGGAACTGCGTGCCGCTCAAATGGCAAACATTGCTCTTGAGCAACGTCGCGCTTCTGCCGTTCGTCGCGCTTACGAAGAGAAAGTTGAAGCTGTTGCAATGTTTGGTGAGTCAAGCGTTAACCTCGCTGGCTTCTTCAACAACGCCACCGTTGACGTGATTGCTGCTGACAAGTGGTTTACAAGTGCCAGTATCACTGCCCAAGAAATGCTGGAACTGTTGAACTATGGCGTTAGCGCCATCATCAACGCTTCCAACATGAAGGAGCAGCCCGACACCATCCTGTTGGCCTACGAGGACTACAACAAAATCAGCACCACTCGCAATTCCGATTCTTCGGACGTGACCGTGCTTGAGTACTTCCTGCGTACCAACCCCTACATCCGTAACGTTGAGCCCATCAACCAGTTGGATGCAGGCAACAGCGTTCTGAACACTAACCGCATGGTGGTGTACAAGCGTGACCCTGAGAAAGTGCAACTGCACATCCCCCAACCCCTGGAGCTTTTCCCGCCCCAGCAGCGCGGTCTTGAGTTCATTGTTCCTGCTCACGCTCGCGTGGGTGGTGTGGCTCTGTACTATCCCAAGAGCGTCATCTACGTTCAAGCTTCGTCTTGAGCTTAGGCAGGCAACGGGCGTTAAGCTAATTGACAGTTCTAATTGAACACAAAATGTTAATTGCTTATCGCCCTGAGCTTGAAAATCCGCCTCGTGAAGGTGGCTTCGGCATCATCACCGATGGAGGGATGATTCAACTGGCGCCTGGTCTTAACCAAGGAGTGCCAGAAGATCAATGGAAAAAAGCCCGTGACAATTCAACCGTTAAGCGATTGATGACCATTGGTGCCATTGAAGAAGTAAGGGAACAGCCGACTGTGGAAACTATTCCTCATGATGTGCAAACCCTTGCTAATCTCCCCATCATTGAAGCCTCTCGGACCATTGAAGTAATTCATGACCTGGATCAACTAGCGTCATGGAAGAAAATCGAAGGCCGCGTGAGGGTTCGTAATGCCATTGCAAAACGTCAAGAAGCAATTAAGGCAGGAAGGGCTTGACCATGACTGTTACTTATGCAACTTTCCTTGATCGTTTCCCTGAATTTACGCCCCATCCATCGGGAATCGTAAACGGGGCAATCACTGAAGCTACAGCGGATGCCAGTGAAGATGTTTTTGGAGATCAAACTGATCGTGCCGTAAAACATCTCGCTGCACATATCATTGCCATTCAACTTGCACAAATGGGCATTCAAATTGGTGCCACAGACGGCAAGGTATATGGCAAGGGACTGGAGGCCACACAATATGGCCAAGAGTTCAAACGAATGACTGAAACCGTCGCTGGTTCTTTCACCATTGGTTTTGTTGCATGACGAACGTCTTCTTACCTTTAGCTAATGCCACGCTTTCGTGGTCAGTGGCTTCTGGTTACGTCGTTGAATCAGGCACTGGCAATTACGTTCCTACTTCTACTGGCGTGACATACTACGCCACATTGAAGCAGAAACGTAATCCACAGTACGATTATCTGCTTGGTGCTGATAATACGGCTGTGTACATGGAAGGACGCTTAACGGGGCCTCTGGCCCTCTCTGGCGTCACTCCTGGTAGTTCTGCTACTGCCACCATCAATGGAAGGGAAGGACGGTTTGAGCTATTGCCTAATGAACAAATTGCCGAACACTATTGGCAGTTCTTAGGCGCACCAATCAGAGGCATCTTTAGACTGGTTGGTAAAGGAAGCGTACAAAACGTTTGACGCTTAACCATCTTCTTCTTTCCATTGCTGAGGCAATCTCATGCTCTACCACCCCACAGAACTGGTTAAGAGCCAAGACGTCATTGTACGTGTTGGTTCTATCGCTGGTGCTGCCCGTCCAGTTATCACTCAAAGTGGCGCCACCTTTACGGTGAGCGGCGCTCCTACTCTTTATACGCTGCAAGCAGCCACCACGGCTTCTGTTGCTTTCAACGATGGCAACACAGAATTCTACCTGCTTGGCGGCGGTGGTTTCTCTGACAGCGTGATCGTTACCAGCGCAGCCACTGCTTCCGTTACTTCCTACTTCCAAAAGGATGTTGATGGTACGGTGTTTGTTCCTAACAGTTTTGACGAAGCTTTCCAAGTGATTGCTGAGGCTCGCTACAACAAGAGCGCTGAAATCTACGTTGAGATTAACAAGCAACTTGGCGTTAGTGGCACCACTTATTACTATGACCGCGTGGCTTATGTGGCTTGCGTTATGAACTACAACGAGAGCTATCCCGCTGATAACCTCGTTGGATGCACCTTCGACCTTATGAGCCGTGGTCGCATTGGCATCCACCAGAATGCCACTAGCTCTGGCAGCATCATCCCGACTGCTCCTAACTGAGCCTTCGTTTCGTTGTTTTCTGTTAGCCTCTCCTTACGGGGAGGCTTTTTATTGTGGACATTACTCAACTACGCGCTTCTATTGTCACTTTACTTGCGGCGTCGCCAAACTTAATTGGTTCCTACGTGCTGCCCGACGCTTCGGAAATACCTGCTGTGTACATCACGGGGCGACAAGGAGTGCCTCCTGAATGGCAGGTAAAGGGACTAGAGGTGACCATACAAGAGTTTTCTCGCCTTATACCATCGCCTGCCTTGGGAAAATTTAAGCGTCGCCAAGAATGGACGGTGATGCTGGTCGATTACAATACTGCTTCCACCAATCTGATGAATGCAGCGGAACGACTTGCTGGACGTTTTCCTGATGCACGATTTTCTTTTTCCCCTGAAAGTGATATTGTCTATGGTCAGTATCGTATTGTCATTCCAGATACAGACATGGGCTACTTAGCAGCATGAAAACCAAGAAACTCATCAAAAGCAATTGCGAAAAGGCATGGTTGTTCAACGTTAGGCAAGATGATGACTCTTTAATTGCTGGATTTGCTTGCTTTGCACATAGCTGTCCATTGGAAATGGAGATGGAGGTCGATGGCAAAAAGCAAAAAGTTATGCTTCCATCTAGAGCCGTCAACTCCTCTGTGCCATTAAGAATGTTGAACGCTAGACTTTCGTTGCTTCCATTGATTGACGATGAGCAAATACTCTGATTTTTTCCTGCTTAGCTCTCCTGAATATGCGGAGATTGGCGAAAAGCTACGCTTGCGTAGGTATGGCAGTTGGCTGGCAGAAGAAGCATGGCTGCGTGAAGAGCAGAATAAAAAACGTGCTCAGTTTACCCTGAAGACCATTCAACTGGCTAGGCACATTGCAAAGTCAAAAGACATTTCTGAAGAAGAAGCTTTTCAACTCCTACAGGGAGACACTCCTGAGCGGGCAGAAGTCTTGAGCGAGTTTTCGGAAGAAACATCTCGTCTCATGAGCCTTGTGCCATCAGGTCGTGAACAGTTTGAAGACCTAGTGACAATGTTCTTCCGTAATCGCGGAGAAGTGTTCGATGGCAAAAAATGGCGTTCTACTGACGAATGGGAAAAAGACGACACTAATAAACTGCCACAGGAGCTACTGCAGCAAGTAGAAGGCTTTATGGCAAAAGAAGATGCTGCACTACAGGGAGATAGCGAGGAGGAAGAAGAAGCCCCAAAATAACATTCCTGGAGCGGTTAGAACAAAGTTGCGACCAGGCAATAAATCGCTCCACTGACTGGACTGGCATCTATTGTCGCTTTTTGTCTTTTGCCATTGTTGATCCCATTTTCCATGCGGAACGATTTGGCAGGCTTCCCGTGGTTTTTCTGCAAGCCTGTCTAGGGAATCTGTTTGAAACGCATAAGGAGCAAGTGAATGCTCAAAGCATTTCGACGGCGAAGCTAAGCGGGCTGGTATTTTCTGCGTTGTCTGGGAAAGGGAAGAAGCCCAGCTTGGAAGATTTCTTGCCTTATGAAATCAAGAAAGGCTCTAATGATTTACAGCCAGAGACGATAGAGGCAATGAAGTGGGCGTTGAAGCATGAAAAGATGCCTGCTGCAATTATTGGCTTAATTGGCGCTGAACTTGGCTAAGCTAACAGTAAATAGTATGAATCAAAGTGCCTGTCAGCGATAACGTGACAAACAGATTGGTTCGCCTCGAAGCTGCCGTGGGCAGGGTGTTCAAGAAAGCTATGGATTGGGCCGAGGAGGATTTTCGTCGAGAAATTGAAGAAGTAAAATGGAAGTGGCCAGGGACAACAATAAGACGCAATAAAATGCCTGCAGGTTCGCCGCGAGACATTGTTGACCTAGGGGGACTAAGGGATAGCCAAAAGAGAGAGAATGT